TGCCGCCCATGTGCCACTCACCGATAGGTCGCGACTCCACAAGGCTTGATTCTGCCCACTCGCCTCCACCAACAAGCCGGGACACGACTGCCCCAGCCAGTCAATCCGAGGCACTCCCGATGCGACGCTTTCAATCAAGCCGCTGCTAGTCACCCGCGTCGCCGTTGTGTTGCGACTCACGGTGAAGTCAGGAGGAAGCCCAACTACATTGGTCGATTCATTCAGTCGAGTAACCGCACCTGTCGAGGTTGCAATCATAGGCGTAGGTACGCCAAGCCTTTCAAGCTGTGGTGAGCCGATGCGAAGTGTATAGCTGTATGTTGTGCCACTTACAAAGCTATGCCCCCAGCGGCAGGTAACGAAAGCCGTTGCACTATCCGTTAAAACCCTCGATACATTGTACCTATCAAACTTCCCTCCAACAACTAAAGAGCCTAAAGTAATATTACTCCCCTGAAGGAATCCTTGTAATGAATTTAACTCTTGAAGCTGCCATGTGGGGGAAATAGACGCAACAGACCCGCTAATCAACTGAAGGTAAACGGATGTGTTCCAAGATTGACCGACAAAGGCGGCAATAGTGCTTGGAGATGGTTTAGGTCTGATATTCAGAAAACCACTCGCCCCTGCCGTTCCACTCACCGTAACATCAATGTAATTGACCGAAGTGCCGTCAGCAGCGACAGCAGTCCCACTTGCGCTATATGATACAGTTATCCCAGCAGGGAGTGAAGCTATGCTCCAATTTGTCGGTAGCACGCTACCTGTCGCCCCTGCCATCGAATTGTTGGGTATAAAGTTCGTGCGCGTTGTTGGTAGCTGGTCGTAAAGCACCCCTGCCTTGTACAGTTGAGGCACAACAAGCAGCGAAGGCTGCGTCTGCACGTCTTGCATGATCTGCATAGCACGCGCCGTCAGACAGTTTCCGGCAACTTCGCGCTGCGCCGCATCCGCCAATGCGTTATTGGTTGCCAAGGTCACATCCTCGGCGAACCCCTGAACAGGACGCTTGACCGCAAACGGCAAGCCATAACCCAACCCCAACGCCATTAGACAGCGCTTACGACGGTTACGGATTGGAAAGTATAGGCAAAGACGTTGCCTCCTGAAGGCGTCACCGCCGTTATGCGCTGCCCTCCGTTGCCGCAAATGATCATGCCGGTGTTGACCGTAACGCCTGAAAGCCCCAAAGTCGTCAGCAGGTTAGTGCCACCCTCGCCTGTCAATGTCGTGAAACTGCACGACGCGTTCACAATCAGCGCGTCATACGTCTTCCCGCTTACGGCTCCCGTCACGCACTCCATGACGACACCGCGCCCCAGCAGCGCATCAAGTTGTTGTCCTAAATTCATTGTATTTTCTTTAGTTGTAAATATCGTTTCGCCTGATTCTATGCAATTCTGCAATCGTGTTTTAACTCGTTGGTATTTGGCAGACGTTTCTGCTGAATGGCAACTCAAAAACTACCGTTGCCTGCCACCCAGCGACTTTGTCATCCCTTGCCTCGACAAAGCGCGTAGCACTCACCGCGCCGGTGATTGTGTAGTCGCGATCAGGATCATCGGTGAACTCCGCAACAAAGTCCTGCATAATGCGCAGGGTGTCCGAAAGCACCTCATCCTCGTTATCCGTCCACCTGTATACCACGCTGCCGCTTATCGTCGCATCCAGTCCGCGCAGGTCTGCCACCCTGTCCATCACCAGCACGCTGACGGTTAGGTTGGTCGCACCCATAGGCATTGACGCGCTCTGCGCATCAACGAACAAAAGCGGGTAGATGACCCTATCCCTGTCGGCTGTCCGTAGGTTTATCGTGTTGTCCGTGCCTATCGCCAGCGGATCGCCGAAGCCCACCGCGTTGATCTGCAGGTGCGACTGCGCGAAGGCTATCAGGTCGTTTTTGATCGTTACCCAACTGCTCATAAAATTGCTTTAGTTTGTTTACGTTCTTGCTGTGCGCCATTAAAAGTAGTTGCGTCTGTTTTCCGGGTAGTCAAGGGGATCGCGATACCTGCCCCTGCGCCCCAGCACCATGCCAGTCTGATATGCGCTGTTGGCAGGGTAGATCGTGTCAATCGCAACTGGAGGATTGTCAAACAGCGGGAATAGCGTGTGGTTCTCCTGCAGGTAGCGCGTGATGCGCTCGGTGTACCACTCCGCATCGTCGCGGCTTTTGTCCATCAGTCGCGTCATCTCACGCTCGCTCATTGACGTTGATTCCGTGCTGCTTCTGCGATCCATCCCCTTGTTCATGAACTTAAACGCCAAGACCATCGGCAGTTCAAAGTACATCCACTGGATGATCGCTGGTTGAATGTAGGTCTGCATCAGCGTCGTGTTGTTGGCCGATAAAGTACCGGCTATGACCTGTGTCACGAGTTCAGCGTAAAGCGCCGATCCAACCGCTGGCTGAATGTGCATCTCCTGCACTTTGACAATGGTAGGGCGTAGCTGCGTGTAGCTTACGTTCTCGCTGATGACGGAGTTTTCGATCAGCGTATTTTCGCTTATAAATAGTGCCTTGCTCATTCGACGATTCTTTCAACTTGTGTACCTTTTTTTATTACCAACTGCTGCACCCACATATGCCGGCAGCTTGGCCGGTGCCTGCCATCTTCCAGCGTCAGCCATCCGCCTCTGCGCTCCCAAACGCTATACCCCATGAGCGCCGTTAGCTGGTTAATGTCATCGCGTGTGTATAGCCGTGCGCTGCTCAAGTCCATCATGACCTGGCAGAACTTGCGGCTTTTGTCGTAGCCATCTGCCTTGCTCAACCCCCGATATTCAGGCCGCCAGTCGTAGCGGTAGCGCACCTCGACGATAGGTTCAGGCACTTTCTCCTCCTTAGTCGCCTCACCGATGCCGCGCTTCAATGGGTACTTGTTGACTTGCAGCAGGTACTGGATGCGCTTGCGGATTCGCGCCTTACTCACCCCAAACTCCTTGGCCATTTCTTCAACCGTTGCATCCTCACGCTTGCGCCTGTATTTTACGATTTTGTCGTCCAGCGCCTTGTCTTCATCGGAAATTGCAAACTGCATGAAGAACTCCGCCTCGCCGTATTCGTTGAAGTCCAATTCGCGCTCTTGCAGCACCTCAAAGGTGTCGCGCGCCTCACCGAACTGCTGACCAACCTGCGCCAAGAACTCCAGCTCATCAGCTTCATCGGTGAACGCCTGCTCTTTCACGCCCAGTAGCTGGTCAACCTGTTCCGGGTTAAGGCCGAAGCCAGCGGTCAGCATCGTGCGCGCCTGTTCGAGCGTGACCTTTCCCTGCGAATAGTGGCGCACAATACGCATTAGGTTTTGATACTGCCTGCCTGAAAGCGTTTTTATAGCTTCATTCACGCCTTCGCTCGCTTCTACGGCCACTTCCCCTGCGTCGGGTGTCGCCTCTGCCAGCGGCTCATAGCCTGCCTTCTCGCGTAGTTCATCCTGCGTCAAAATCTGCATCAGCGCCTGCTCCGAAAGCTGCTCGGTGATTGGATCGAAAGGCTGCAAGTACAGGCACTCATAGCCGTTGAAGGACGTTAGGTAGTTGATCATCCTCTCGACGATCAGAACGCGGTTCATGATGTAGGTGTTCTTAAACAGCTCAAACGCCTCTGCCAGCTCCTTGCGGCCTCCAAGCTGCCCCTCGGTTCTGATGCCAAACAGCATCGGCGAGGTGACGTTGTGCGCGACGAAAATCTCCTGTTGGATTTGCTTGTTCAGCAGGTCAAACTGCTTGTCAAGGTCGCTTGGTGTCAGCGACTGAATGCTCGGCGCGTTTTCCTTTCCGGTGCTGAACGTCAGCACGAAGCGCCCTGCGTTGTTTGCGCCGCTGAACTTGTTGCGCATCTGCCTTTCAATCTCCTGCTTTTCTTCATCCGTCGGGATGCCATCGGCGAAGTTGATCATCTGCCCTCCCCAAAACTGGTTGCGGATGTTGCTGATGTGGAATTTCGCTATTTCAACGTCGCACTCAATGTACGCCAGCGCGCCCTGATAGTTCGGCAGTGGGTAGTGCTTGACGCCTGCTGCGTAGTGCCTGTAATAAAATAGCTGCTTGCCGACGCGGTTATTCGGATCGAACTTCGGCATCCGCTCAACTTCCGCGCCCTTCGGGTACTGGCGGATCATGCGCTCGTCGTACCAATCAGCAATGAGGAACATCGTATCATCCAGCGACACGCGCACCTTTTCAAAAGGAACGTGTTCGATAAAGGCGATGCCGCCGCCTCTGTTCCATGTGACCGCCAGTGCGAAGCCGTTGAATAGCTCAAGATCCAAGACGAATTTCTGCGTCAGGTCGTTCAGGTCATCGTCTTCGTTCACGTCAGCCATGAACGCCTCTGCCTTTGCCTGCTGCGCCACGGTGGTCTTATCCGCATCCACTGCCCAGCCTTTGCCAGCAATGTAGTTGCACTTGCCGTTGATGATCGCGTTGTGCTTTGCGCTTTTCTTGTAGATGTCGAGAAGATAATATGGGTAGTCGTTCATCTCCCCGAAAGTGTACAGGTCGTTGGCCTTGCTTTGCAGCATTAGCGGATACCTGTAGTCTGCCTGCGGGATGAAGCTAAAATTGAGTTTAGTCATAAGAAACGTAGTCGATCGTGTTTGTTGTGCTTGTATAGCTGCCTTCGGTCATCTCAATCATCGCAAGGCCTGTTTCAATAACCCTTGGCGGCGTGACTGGCAAGAGGAAGCGACGCATAGCGCGCGTATGCCTATTTGTCTGCGATTTGTTATGCTGAATCTCAAAGCCGTTGTTCATGTTAATTGTGAACGCCTGCTCCGCATCTAACTGCGTTGACGACCAGTAGCTTTGATTTGCGAAGCTACCAAGGCCTGCGCTGGCAAGGTTTGTATACATTTCGGTCAGCTCCTCCAGCGACGGCAGAAACCAGTCGCTAAAGCCGTTCAGCACTAAGTCATTGGCAACCCTTGCAGATATGCCTGCACTTGCGCAACCCGCGACAATATACGCGGTGTTGATGACACCTTGGCCAATCGCTTCAGGTGTCGCTCCTTCAGCTATCATCGTCCCTTGGCATCCCCACGGCGCGCTGGTCGACTGATCCGTTGCGGCGGTGATATACGCATAGCCGCTGTCGGTGAATGTGTATAGACCGCCTTGTACGAAGTCACCAGCGGCGTACGTTGCTGGGTTCTCGGTCACCTCATAGCGATACTGCCCCTTCGTCAACGCGCCCAAGGTAAACGCGAATTTATCGTAGCGGCTCTCGTACGACGACAGGTTGTCAACGGCGTTGAGGTAGATGTCAGTGGCTTCCAGCGTCGCCAAGTTCGTCAGCCGCAACCGGTAGACCGTCGCACTGTTCGCCCGCTCCGTCCACGTCACCGCTATCGTGTTGCTTTGGCTCGCCTTGAGGTATAGCATGAAGTTCTTTTATTGAAATATCCCTTGCGACGTTTTTATACAAATTAAACCGCCGCCGAGTGATCTCGTCAATGTCCAGCCGCTTCTGCATCTTCGCCGTCAGCCTGTCTGCCATCTCACGCACCATCGCTGGCTCGTTGATCATTGCCTTCATCGACTTATACCACTTTTTCGGCTGCTTCTCATCCACAAGCACGCCATCCCAGCCATCTTGGATGCAGTCGGCATACATGCAGACGTTGCTGGCGATGATTGCCTTGTTCATCCAAGCGGCCTCCGTCACCTTCAACTCTGACTTAAGCCTGTTGAACTTATTGTCGCGAAGCGGCGCAAGGGCAACATCCACGAAGTTGTAGCCTCCAACGTAGCTGTAAATGTCCGCCGCCTGTATGCGTCCGTAGTTGTTATTCTTGCCCTTGTTGCTGAAGACCTGCTCGTACTGCTGATAAATAGGGTTGCCCTCATTCCACCCGGCAAGGTAAAGCATATATCGCCCTTCCAGCGAAAGGTCATCGCAGAGGCGCGACAGTGGCAGCTCCAGCAAGGCGACGTCCTCCGTGTGCTGCGCAGCACCGAAGTAGCCGAAGCGTAGGCGCTCGCTCTTGGTAGGTTGCGGCTTGAATTGGTCGTACAAAAGATGCGGCACGTTCTCGCAGATCGTCACGTTGCGGTTGAGCTTGACAATCTCATCGCGCAGGTACGTCGTGGTCGTGATAATCGCATCCGCAAGTTTGACGTGTTCGGCGACAATCGCAGACATGTTGGTGTCGTGGTAGTGCTTGTAGAAGCTATGCCCAGTCCCCAGGTGCCAATAGTCGTCCATGTCCAAGATGATCTTCGCGCCGTACTGTCGCAGGATGTCGGCGACAGGCTTGACTGCCTCAATAGGCCCAGCAATCCAAGTGCGATTATACAGGAACAGGTCAATCGTTCGCAGTTCTTCATCGCTCATGGTGCGCACGTCGGCGATACTCACGAACTCGGCCTCACTGCCGAACATCTCATGCACCCGGCTTGAAGGCATCTCCAAGCGATAGTAGCTGCACCCTGTGGGATGCTGATTATAGACGATACATACACGCATAGAGCAAAGTTATGGCAAAAAAAAGAACCCTGCGCCACCATACGCAGGGTTCACCAACCAACCAAAATCTATGCTAATATACGTTATCCTTCGAGCGTTTGCGTCGATGAGGTGACTGCATTTGCAGCGGCAGCCGTAACCTCAACGCATGGCTCTTCTTCCATGCCTGTCAGCGTCAACTCATAGCCGTTGCGGTCACCCATCGCCGTCCCTGTCTGCGACGTTCCAGCACTTACTTCGATGCCGTTGTTCTTGCCAAGTAGCCAATACTTGCCATTTCTATCTTTGACGATAGCCATCATGCGCGCAGTAGTGACCAGCCTCAACTCGTTGCGTACTGCCTGCTGCAGCTTGTTGATGACAAGCGTAGCCTCCTGCTGATAAAAGACCGTGCCGTTCTCGGTAGATGCGTTTATCGTTTCAGTGAACTGGCCGACACCTTTCGGCAGTTCGTATTTGTAGAAGCCGCTAACACCTGCACCTGTTGTGCCGCTGCCAATGCTTCCAGTTATCGCCGTCACCTGCGACGACGCGTTAGTGACTATGCTTGTGACCGCCGTGAATGGCGCAAGCCTAATCTCCGTGATGCCGCCCACATTGTCGCGGCATCCTAATTTATATCCAGTTGTTAGAGCGCAAGGCATATCTATTTCGTTTAGTTATTGACAAAAGAAAAGAAGCGGGGAGGGTTGCCCCTCCCCACGTCATCAGCCTGCAGGTGTAGTCGCGTTCGACGCCTTGTACAACACCATCTGCTCCGGGAAGGCGAACTGTACGCCGTACTTGAACGCCGCCTGGAAGCGCACTTGGTCGTTGTCGTACGACGCCCAAATGCGGAACTGGTCTTCGTCGGAAAGTAAGTCCGTGCCGTAATACAAGTTCTCAAGCGATGTGGCAACGATCCTGCGCGTGTTATTCATGCCATTCACCGCAACGATTTTCAGGTTCGTGCCTGGGAAGAACATCTCGCCGTTGCCAAGCTGCCCAAGGTCGCCCTGATACAGGTTCAATCCTACCAGCTTAGTAGCCAACAAGCGATAAACATCCCATCCGCAAAAGGCAACGAGGTCAGGCTTGCTGACAATGGCAACAGGGATGTTTTGGTATACGTTCTCAAAGGCAGAAACAACTGTCGCATCGCTGAACGCAGCACCTGCCAACGATGACACGATAGACGCAGATGCCGTCGTCTTCTCCATAAGGTGCAGAAGTCCTACGGTCTTGTTCAACGTCGCGTCACCGCTCAATGATGCTGTCGCACCAGTCCATCCTGATGCGCCTGTCGCCGATGTCGACTGCCAAATAGCAGTTTCGATGTTGGCGGCGATCTTCTTCGCCTTCTGCGTTGCGAAAGCCTGCTCAAAGGGCACACCTTCGTAGTTGCTGCCTTGCGAAAGCTGGGTGGCAAGCCACTTGGTTTCCAACTCACGAGGACACAACTCCTCTTGCACCTTGACACGAGCAACGCTGATAACGCGCTGGCTGAATGACGTTGTGCCGCTGGCTGCCCACGCGCATGCTGTGGCGGATTGAAACACAGCGTCGGTGTCCATAAGGTTTAACGCCTCTTGATTTTTAACGCCCACGCGCTTCTGCATGAGCGACTGCGTTTTCGCGTCGAAAACGGCAGTAGTCAACAACGGGAGCTTATTCTGCTCAACGTAGTCGGTTAGTCCTGAAATTGAAAATGACATAGTTTATTTTTTTAGGGTTTTTAGGGTTTCATTCAATTCTGCAAGTCTGCTG